AGCTGACTATCCAGAAGTTGCAGAAGTTTTTGAAAGTTTATCCAATGAAGAATTAAAACATATGTACTCTTTACATGGATAGGTTACAAGACTTATTGAAAATTATAGAAAACTTTAGGGCGAACCGCCTGCTAATATGCTTGCTGTGTATGATTATTTACATGAGGAAGCAATTAAAAAAGAAAAAGAAATTCGATTACTTCAACAAATGTATATAGAAAAATAAAAAGAAGCCCTCCGGGGCTTCTATTTTTAAAATTTGATTTTTTGATAAAATTATAGTATAATATATATATAGTAGAGGAAAATATATATATTATAGGTGAGAGAATATGTTAGAAATAGGTATACCTGTATATAAAGCAAAAGATACTTTACCAGAATTGTTAGATTCTATCGTTGCCTAGACGCGAAAAAAATTTTTTGTATGTTTATCTATTGATGGTGACGGAGAAGATTATTCTGAAATTATTGATACGTATAAGGCGCGTGGCCTTAAAATTCGTGTAATTAATTCTGATATTAACGGTGGTCCAGGTATTGCAAGACAACGCGTATTAGATTCTACTTAGTGCGATTTTCTTATGTACGCAGATGCAGATGATCTATTAATGCCTCGCGCTGTTGAAGTATTATATAAAAAAATTACAACGAACAATTTAAATATTGTAAGAAGTGCTTTCATTCGCACTCATCGTGATACAGAAGATCAAATTTTTAGATGTAATGATGCTATTGTTACTTGGTTTCATGGGAAAATTTATAGAGTATCTTATTTAAAAGAGAAAAATATAAATTTCCTACCGGAACTTCGTATGGATGAAGATGCATATTTTAATATGCTTGCATGGAATGCAACAACTGCACATGATGTAGTAGAGGAAATAACTTATATTTGGAGAGAGAATCCTAATTCTATTACAGTTGCTAAAGGTCAAACCGATTATTTTATTAGAAGTCATATGGATTATATACATGGCCAAGTAGAAGCTTTAAAAAAATTATTTATGATTACACCAGAAGTCCCAACATTATTGATTACTTTAGAGTTAATTAACATTTTTTATCACTATATGAAAGCTAGATTTTATAAATGTGATGAAAAAGAAATGGATGACTGCATTTCTACATTAAAAGATAAGGCTTGGTTATAGGTATGGATGCAGGGCGCGCAAAATTGGATAGATGTTTTGAATAATATTAAACCTGGTGAAATTTATGATGGTCAATATGTGGTTTTCTTTGAAGAACCGTTCAATCTATGGGCTGTAAGATTATTTGGTAATAATGAAAAGGAGACTTAAATGAAAGGATACGCTGGGGGAATAGATTGGATTAACGCAGAAAGTATGCGTTATTGGAGTTTTCCATCTTCTTATAAAGGAGACAAAAAAGCCGAAACTCGTAATATGATTTTTTCTGGCGATTACTGGGGCGCGCTTAAAGTGGATGGTTATTATGAGCGTCTTATTAAAGATGAAGATGGTAATTGTTTTATGGTCGCGCGCAGCAAGAACGTAAAAGGAGAAGCAGTTAATAAATATGAGTGGGTGCCGCAGATTCATGATTTTATGAAAAGTTTACCAAATGGTACCGTTCTACTTTCTGAATGTTATTTGCCTGACAATGAAGGCTCACAAAAAATAACTGGACTTCTTGGATGTTTGAAAGACCGTTGCATCGCACGGCAGGCCGCAGGACAAAAACTTCATTTCTACATTTTTGATGTAATGTCATATGCAAACATAGATTGTTCAAAAGACAGTTTTGAACGACGTATTAAAGATTTAATCCATATTAAAAAATTATTTCCATCTGAATATATATCCTTTGCTACTTATTATGAAGGTGAAGAACTTTGGAATGAACTCCAAAAAGCACTTGCAGATGGTCGCGAAGGTATGGTCATCATGCGCAAAGATGCCCCAGTTTATTTCAAACGGACGCCAGCGCGCGTGAGTCTCAAAATAAAGAAAGAACTTCGCGAAACAATTGATTGCTTCTTTACAGGGCGTGCAACTGCACCTACCAAAGACTATACAGGTAAAGAAATTGAAATCTGGCCTTATTGGATACATCAGGAAACTAATGAGCGACTTCCAATTGGTAATCATTACTATGAAGCTTTTATGGAAGGCAAGCCATATATTCCAGTAACAAAACCATACTATAATCATTGGGCTGGGTCATTAGAAATCGGTCTCATTGATGACGTTGGCGCAATAATAGGTATCGGTTATTTAAGTGGTTTAACAGATGAAATCAAATCCAACTATAAAGACTATCAATACCGAGTAATTGAAGTCGGCGCAATGCAACTCACACCAGACGGCGCGCTTCGTCACGGAAAAATGTTGGGATGGCGCGATGACAAAATGTGGAGAGAATGTAATCTTTCACAACTTAAAACACTTTAAGAGCAGATTATAGTCTGCTCTTTTTTTAAGTTCCTTTACAGAATCTCCACTTTAAATTATGAGTAAAGGTGAAGATTTGATTGAGCATCTACTACGAAAGAAGAAAGTAACTTATACCAAAGAAAAGAGTTTTCCTGGATTCCGTGGCGGAAAAATGCGTTTTGATTTTTATTTACCAAATACTTCTACTTTAATTGAAGTGGATGGTGAGTAGCATTTTAGGTATAACTCTTATTTTTATGCCTCAAAAAAGGAATTTAATCATGCAAAGCAAAATGATTATTATAAAAATTCTTTTGCTCTCGCGCATGGATATAAATTATATCGTATTCCTTTTTGGGATTTACCAACTATTTAGCATTTTTCAGATATTTTTCAAGACAAATATTTAGTTAAAAGTAAATGGCATAATGACCAAATTTATCGCTAGTATTTATTGGAGGCACGCTCAAGTGGGAGATTTAAGTAATGCTGCTAATCTGATTATTTTAGTAGGAGCAGTTATTGTAGCTATTAAGACTATATATGGATTCTTCAAAAAGCCGGTAGAGATTGTGTAGGAAAATGCACGATAGAATGAAGAAGAACATATAAAAGAAGTTCTAAAAGAAGAAATGCCAGACCTTCTTTCTAAGAACTGTGAACCTATATTGGCCTCGTTAGATGAAATCAAAGAGATGACATTAAATCAAGAAGAAAGGCTTGAACAGATGTAGAAATCTTTAGATTTATTAAATGTATCATAGCTTGATATGCTTCGTTATAATATGAATCGTTTATACTATAAGTATCGTCCCTATAAAAAGATTCTAGACGCAGACAAACAAGCGTTTTTAAAGCTATATCATGACTATAAAGATATGCATGGTAACACCTGGATTGATTCTTTATATAATGAAGTTATAGAATGGCCTATTGTGGCTTCATAGGATGAATTGAAAAATTGACATATGAATAAAAATATGATATAATATATACATAAGGGAGGAATTTTCTTATGTATATATTTTTTTCTATTTTGATATTTATTATAGGTATAATATTTTTTATTATTGGTATCAAAAAGTAGAGTCAAGACCTAATAAAACTTGAAAAAACTAAAAGTGAATATTTAGAAAATCGTATTAAAGATACCATAAAACGTTGTAATGATTTAGAGCAATTACATAAATAGTTAGAACTATAGCGCGATGCCACATTACGAGAATAGCTAATTGAGAAGTAGCATTTAGAAGATCTCCGTAAGCATAGTCATGAGTTACTCTTATCTGAACGAGAACGTATTGATACAGAGATAAAAATGACACGCCACCAAAAAATGGAAGAACTCCGAAAGGAATATGATAATTAGCGAGTCCTTTTAGAGCATAATTTTCTTTAGCGTCGTGATGATATTAATAAATAGCTTGAGACTTGTTAGAATGAATTAAAGGCATTTTAGGATATTTAGGCTTCTATTAATGAAGCCGCGCGCCGTAAGCGTGAGATAGAAGAACAAGAATCATTCTATTCTATTGATGTTTCTGAAAATGATAGAGAGGATATCTCTGTACTTTAGTCTATGGATACTCGACTACATAATAGAGATGTAATACCTAAGCTCATATGGGAATTATTTATACGGCGCCCGACCCAAGAGATGATTAAACGCGTGGTTGGTAATGAAAAGGCGAGCGGTATTTATAAAATTACCTATAAGAATACAGGAGAAGCGTACATTGGTAAGACGACAGATTTTGCAACTCGATGGCAGAATCATATCAAGACCGCTATTGGACTTGAAGGAGCTGCGAGAGCTACACTTCATAATCGTATGGCAAAAGATGGTATCTGGAATTACACTTTTGAAATATTAGAACGAGTAGATAAAGAGTCTCTCGCATCACGAGAGTCTTATTATATTAATCTATATGGAACAAAATCACAACTCAATATGAAAGAAGGGAATAAAAATGGAACTTAGTAAACTTCAACAACAAATAGTAAATGCAACAGAAGATAAAATCGTTGTATTAGCGGCGGCCGCAGCAGGCAAAACTGCAGTCCTGACTGAGCGGGCGCGCAAGCTTCTACGTGATGGCGTAAATCCATCTGATATAGCTGTAATTACTTTTACAAATCTAGCAGCACAAGAACTTCGTGACCGTTTGGCGGATGATTATAAAGATGGAATATACATAGGAACAATTCATGGCTTAGCTAATAAATTTCTTGTAACGCATGGTATTAGTACAGGTAAACTCATTGAAGATGAAAAATTTGATGAATTTTTTAGCCTTTTGCAACAGAATCCAACTTGTGTGAGACATATACCAATTATTTTATTAGACGAGGCACAGGATTCATCTTGGGAAGAATTTAATTTTATCTTTAATATGATACAACCAGACCAATTCTTTGTATGTGGTGATATACGACAAAGTATTTATGGTTTTCGTGGCGCGCAACCTCAGCTTTTAATGGAATTGGCGGAGGATTCTGGCGCAACGCTTTACGATTTAAATGAAAATTATCGTAATGGCGCTAATATTTTATCATATGCAAAACGTATACTCGCGCGCGATGGCATGAAAGATTCTTCAATAGCAATGCGCCAAGGCGGTACTGTATACGAAGGCCCATGCGATGTAGAAAATATTGTTAAATGGATAGAGAAACATGGCACTTTTAAAGATTGGGCAATTCTTTGTTCAACTAATGATGAAATTAAATGGCTTATGGGAAAATTAGAAGAATATAGTATTCCAACCGTTACTTTTAAGCAAGGTAAAATGACAAAAAAACAGCTGGAAACCGCGATGAAAGACAATGTTGTAAAGGTCTTAACACGGCATTCAGCCAAAGGGTTAGAATTTCCGTATGTAATTGTTTATAATCCTAGTTGGTGGGGTAACGAAGCAAGACGTGTTAATTATGTCGCTGCGACGCGCGCACGCGATGTATTGATGTGGCTTGAAACACCAAAAAAAGGGAAGAAAAAGTTTTTTGGCACAGACTAAGCTGTGCCAAAATTTTTTTATTTATTAGGCAGTTTAAGTACATCACCAGGATGGATAGTAGATGTAACTTTTAAACCGTTAAGTTTTGCAATTTCCGCAAATCTTAAACCATTTCCAAGTTCTTTTGCTGCAATTTTCCAAAAACTATCGTCAGGCTGAACTATATAGGTTCTTTCTGTGGTAGGAGTGGTTGTCGTTGGCGTTTCCGGTTCGGCCGGCGCGCTAGCTGTGCCTTCGATATAGAGGTCTGACGCCTTAAATGGACTCATAATTGTCATTGTGCCATTTGCATTTTTATTTAATACTACTCTATCACCACTTACACTTAATACAATCCAAATATCATTAATAACAAAATCTGGGACTTTCGTGGAAGTATTATAATATGTGGCGCCTTCTTTAACTCGAACTTTATCTCCTTTTTGGAGTGAAGTTGGGGTTATTTGGACTGGAGGTTGCGTGGGAGTAGTTGTAGTTGGTTGAGTAGAAGTTCCAACTACTACACTCCACTTTGGACGACCAAATCCAGCAATTATTTTATTACCTTTTTTATAGGTAATACGCATTACCTAATCGCTAGCATTACCTTCGATAGTTGTAAGAGAAGTCCAGTTTTTGCCTGAACCAGTGACACTTTCAACAATACCTGTGTGGTTTATATCGCCACCATAGTAAAAGAAAATCTAATCTCCTACTTCGGGGTAATTATAGAAAGCACCATTGTTTCTGTAATATGCTGCGCTTGTTTTACATAATGCTGAGGCGCGGCCGACTGTTTGGTATGTCATGGAGGCACCCTATTGCATTGTAAAAGCATGAGTAAAGCAATAATCTACAAAAACATCACACCAAGGTTGATGTTGAAGTTCCCAACCATAAAATTGGTTATCCCAACTATCTTCAGCGTATTTGATATAATTATTATAACCCTCTTTATATCCAAGTTCTGCGCGTGCTACTTTTAATAATCTTTCTTTTGCTTGGTCAACAGAAGAAATAGTTGTGCTTTCTGTATTAGTGGGCGCGTCTTTGAAATTCTTATAATGCTTTAAAGCATAATTATAACGAGTAGAAAGATTTTTAACTGCTGGATTTTCCCATTGGTTCAATAAAAGTGAGGTCAAGTCATATAGATTATTACTTGTCTTCAACTTTTTCCAAATAGATGGGAAATCTTCTTTTAGTTCTTTAATTAAAAAAGAAGTTTGTAACTTAACATCACCTATAGATTGGTTCTTAGATTTTGAGAAATTTAGTAACTTTTGTTTTCTTGTATAGTAAGTCCATTGTGCAAGTCCATAACCTGCGTTGTCTCTTACAAAATTAGTATATGTGCCATTATCTACAGCTTTTGTATATTCTGCATCAGACATTTTTAAAGAAGTATTATAAGAGTCTTGAAGGTTGTTTGCAACAAATCCGCTTTCAGCTTCTATATTGCCAAGCAAAGCGCAGGCACCTTCAATAGTAGTCCCGTTTTTAATAAAACGGTTATATAAATATTTAATTGTCTCCTAAGGTGTCATCTATTGAATATTCCTCCTCCGCTGCGCGTTGTAATTCCATTAATTCTTTTTGTGATTGTTCATATTTTTGCTGCAGCTCTTGTTCACGAGCGCGTGTCTTTGCAGTTTTTATCCATCCCATAAAACCGCATTCTCCAGTTACAGCTACAAAGAAGCAGGTACATAATGTATCTGGTATTCCACCAGTTATCATATATGTCCAATACATTAATCCAGTAAAAATAATTACTGTAATATATAAAAGAATCAGAATAAAATCCATCGTTTTCTTTGCCATTGTATATTCCTCCATATATATAAGTAGAGAAAATTAGACAAAAATATAAAAAGCAGGAGATTACTCCTGCGATAGTATATTATAAAATTCTTGGGATTTCATATCTAAGTCATCTAAATTTGAATCGTTATTTATAATATAATCATATGTATAATTTTCTACATCATCATCTGCATGATTGCCATAATTTTCTTGACCCGACCGCCGTATAAGTAATGAATATGTTTTAAATGGTAGTTTTTCATATAAGCGTTTTATTTCTTTTGGTTCTCGACAATGGATAAAAACATATCCAAAATCTTCTACGCCGTAGCGTTCTAATTCTAAGTAAAAACTTGTTGTACGTTTTGTCACATCTTGAAAAGGTATATCACCCCAATATGTTGCCA